CGCGAGCAGCCGATCAATGGCTCATTGCCGGTCATGACGGCTCGATGCACACCTGTGGTATCGGGGGTCCGCTAACTGGTCGTGGGGCGGATCTGTTGATCATTGATGATCCGATCAAGAATGCCAAGGAAGCCAATAGCGAAACATATCGGAATTCAACATGGGAATGGTACACCAGCACAGCTTATACTCGATTAGAGCCGGGTGGAGCTGTGATTCTCATTCAGTGCATGACTGGTGATACTTCGGTGTTGATGGCGGATGGCACTGAAAAACTGTTGCGTGATGTGCGGATAGGGGATGCAATCGCCACCTATAAAGCAGGAGCTATATCAACATCTATTGTCACGAATTGGGCGAATCAAGGTTCTGATTATGTCTTTACAATCAAGACGAAATCTGGTATCATCGCCAAGGCAAATGCGAGACATCCATTTCTCGTGGCAAGAGGCGGTGAGGCTAAATGGCAGCGAACGGCTATGCTCAAAAAGGGCGATGCCATCCTGAAGGTTATTGGGGGCAATGGAAGGGCATTACATGTTCTGAAGACGGTTGCGACAAGCCCGCCAAATGCAAAGGATATTGCATGTCCCATTATGGTAAATGGCGGTGGACAAACGGAATTCGGTCGCCATCTGTCAACCCAGAATCACATCGACGTGCACGTTTGCGGCACAGATATGGAATCGACATCGGAGAATACCGAGAACTTCTCCGAAAACAAGATGGCCGATGTGCAGTTTGCAGACAGTTGCCAGGTACTAACATGCCTGAACACTGGTCAGGAAAACTCTGTGTCGATCACGACCATGCAACTGGAAAGGTACGAGGATTGCTCTGCAACGATTGCAATCTCGTGGTCGTATATGGAAAGACAGAAGACATCCTCGTTAGGGCCGCTCAATACATACGAGATTATTCCTGATGAGATTGTCGAGGTCAGTCAAGCAGGCCAGGAAGACGTGTTCGACATTGAGGTTCAAGACACAGAGAATTTTATTGCCAATGGACTGATTAGCCATAATACAAGGTGGCATGAAGATGATCTCGCGGGACGAATCCTCGAACAAGCCAAGACCTCGGGGGAGCCATGGGTTACTCTCAATCTGCCGGCCATTGCCGGAGAGGGAGATCAGCTTGGACGATCGCCTGGTGAACCGCTCTGGCCGGGACGATACGGACCCGATGCCCTCGAAGCTATCCGAAAGACTCTTGGGAGTTATCAGTTCGTCGCTCTCTACGGCGGAAGTCCCGTCGCTCCCGCCGGAAATATATTTAAGCGATCATGGTTTAAATATTGGACGCGCGAAGCCGATTTTTACGTGTTGGGTTATGAACGGCGATCCATGCGGTGTGATCGTTGCCGACGATTTGGCACTGTGGACCTTGCTTTTAGCCTCAAGAAAGAAGCCGATTACACCGTGATCGCAGCATGGGCTGTTACCCCGCAATGCGATTTGATCTTACTCGACTTTCACCGCGAGCGGATGGAAGGGCCGCGATTACAACCTGCAATCAAGAGGATGGTTGAGAAGCATGATCTCGATTACATTGGTATCGAGAAAGTGCTTGGCCAGAGTCTAGTGGTGCATGGAGCTCGCCTCGATGGTTTGACGGTCCGATCGCTCATTGCCGATGTAGATAAGATCACGCGGAGTATCCCGGCTCAAGTGCGGATGGAAGCCGGGCAGATTTTCTATCCGGCAGATCATGCCGACCTTGAAGCCTGGGAAAAGGAGATGCTGACGTTTCCACGTGGAACTCACGACGATTGCGTGGATGTACAAAGTTACGCAGCAGCGGAGGTCCAGCGGTTTGGAGCCCCTGCCGAGCCAGAGGAAGATAGGAAAGAACGCGAAAAAGTGGAGCAAGAGGCCGAGCAGCGCCGCAAGATCGAGGAAGACTTGAGACGGCAAGGTGATGCGGAAGATGAGCGATGGTGGCAGTAGCATGGTTCGCATTGGAGATATTTGTGTGACGGGTCCCGATGGCCGAGTTATCATCGTTCAGACCGAGGCCACTCGTTCGATTATCCATTCTGAATATGCTCATTTGATTATTGGGGGTGCACAGCAGCGTGCCATCGATGAATTGTCCAAATTGCAACATGCTACTTGACCGTTCTGAGCGTCTAATTGAAGGTGCTGTAGTTTTGCTGTGTCGCCAGTGTCGAACATTCCGGCTCGATGGCTACTCGAAGACATTCTCTCCAGTTGGCGACCTGATAGGTCAGCTCAGGCGACGGCAGATCCAACTTGATGAAGCCAAGGTAGACAAGGAATTGATCGAGAGTGACATTACAGATCCGCGATGGACTCAGATTGATGGATAAAGCTACTTCTAAAATTACTCACGCTGATATCATCGGAACGTGGGAAAAGATGAAGAATCGTACAAGCATGAATCCGAAGTGCCCTGGATGTGGTTCAATCTTTGTCGGCATTCATGTTCTCGGTTGCCCAAAGTTGAAATCAAGTAATGCCAAGTCCAAACGAATTTAGAGCCGAGTCCGATCTTTGGTCGGCCGCCAAGAAGAACCGACCTGCCGATGTCTGGGGGCCTGATCGACAAGACCCGGATCGACCCAAGCCTCCAGGTGGATTCACTCCAGGGAGTCCATACCTCGGTGGTCCGTTATTCACCGATCCGTTCGCGAGCAAACGTGCGCCGAGTCCGTGGCAACTCATCGAGAAATACCGTGGGCTCATTTACTCAATGGTGGCCAAAAATGCGAATGCCGTCTGTCGAGTCCCTTTACGGCTCTATGCCGATGGAAGCCGATCGCAGGGTGGCAAACCTCGATCAGCGTGCGATCCGATTCGGGTACTCCGCTCTGTTGGGCAGCGTCTCGCCCGGGACGGGAAAGTCTCGCCAGCTGCTGTCGATAAGGTCTATGAAATCCGAATGCATCCCATTCTCAGTCTCATTGACAACCCAGATCCCTACGGATACTTCTCGCGAACCAAGTTGATCAGTCTGCTTGTGAGGTTCTGTGATGTCGTCGGATCAGCCTACTTGTTCCCGGATTGGGATGGATGGGAAACAAGCAAAAAACGACCGAACAGAGTCCCCGATTATTTGTGGGTCCTCTACTCACAATACGTTCTGCCGATCCGCACGGCCGGATCTCCTCTCTTGGACTTCTTTCAGTACTTCGCCCAACGACTCCCCTATGACAGCATCCTCTGGTTCAGGCAAAACGTGAGTTTGCGCG